AAAACGACATAACGTGCAGCATAGTATCCGAAGCGGTCGAACTTATACCGGCCTAGGTTGACCAGGGCTTCACGGATCGCGCTATCCCTAGCTTTGATGAGTTTCTCGATGGTTTCCATGTCAGTGTCTCGGATATGAAATATTAAGCACGCCTGGATCCCAGCATTGCCGGCATTCCAGGCATTGATTTTTTTGACTACTCGCCGGGCATGTCCAGGCCTGAGTCACTACAGTTGAAGTGCCGAGCCCATACTTGCGAGCGAGCTTCTCCGGACCTGGCTCATCGATCATATGGGCAGAGAGTCGGATCATTAAGTTCGGTGGGCATGTCACTTTGTTAAGTACGCGAGTCACTGTCCTATATTCCCGCGTAGGCAACCAGTGCATGACATGTGGTGTCAGTTCGCAAATTTGGATGATGCGCTCAAGCATTCGGTCACTTTGTAAGTCTCCGGAGTCCAGCCAGCGGAACCAGGTCTCGCGCTCGAGTGCTTTGGTCATGAGATCAATCCAGGCCTTGCCTGTTCGCTTGAACCTGGTTTGCCTGCGCTCCTGAGCATGTTGCACAACTTCAAAGCTGTAGTGACCCTTGCATGCATAGCAGCTGTTGCATACGGATCCTTCAATCTGCCTTAGTTTTGTCCCTGTTTTGCAGTGCCTGGCTGATATCGACCAGCCTTTCCCGGGCATTTTACCAGGGTCCGATAGCCCACCAATTAAGGCCTGTGCCTCAGTCACTGTAGTAAATTCGTCCATCGTAGTGTCCTTTGATGAAATTAAATCCGCGTTGCCGCGCGGATCCCGATCGATATGACCAGGCGCGGAGCTCCTCGCTTGAAGAGCTCCTGGTCTAGTCAGCAGGAGTCAATTAGTCACTAAATGATATTTCATTGTCCCTTGATCATCGTCCGGATAATAATCATGCCTGGCTGAAAAGATTGAAACCGGCTTGCCGTCATAGTTCGGCTGCACTCGCTGGATGAGTTCGACGCGTTCATCGATTGAGAATGATGCCCAGGTCTCGTTTGCTTCTTCTTCTTCAAGCTCACAAAAATGTTCTTCATCGATGACCGGATAATTCTCGAGTGCATCTTCGGTTTCTTGTGCTAGGGTCGCTGCTGCTGTCTCTGGCTTGATCGTGAATATTTCAAACCATCCGCTTGCCCAGTGTCCGAATCGGTGAATCTGCCAGGTGTTGCCTTCGTCCTCGATTTCTTCCAGGTATTTTTGAAAGCATTCGAAGTTTGAACGTGTCAAGCAGTCTGAGTCGCGGTTCTGAGCTATTCCCGGTACAAGCCAGCCGGCCTGGTCTTCCATGTTGCTATAGATTCCGAGCCCTGGTCGATCAAAGCCGGTCGGTCTAAAATCCTTATATTTTTGCATGGTGCTTCTCCTTAAAAATTAGTTTGATCTCTTGCAACTTCTTCAAGTGCAAACCAGGCAAGCGCATTGAGTACAACGGTTTCAGTTCCGTCTGCCTGAGACTCCGGGCTTGTGCGCTCATAGATGATCGAGGCAATTTCAAGCGGATCAAGTTTGTCCTCTCCGATACCAGGTTTTAAACATCCAAAACTTGATATCATTTCAAGCGGAGTTTCTCCGAGTTCATCGGCAAGCTTCTTGACTTGGTCCATGATTAAGTTCATATTTTCCCGGGCAAACTTGTTTGTCTCTGAATAATAAATAAAGCCTCCGAAGCCTCCGTTTGCTCCGTTGTTTGTGATATCTTCAAGCGTGGATCTGAGCTCTCCATCTTCAAGCTTTTCATATCCGAGTTGTTCAATGACTGCGTTAGTTAAAAGTTCCATGGCGTGTCCTTTTGTTTAAAGTGATGGATCCAGCCTTGCCGGGCCGGCCTAGTCTGTTTGACCAGGTGCGCCGGCACTCGCGAGAATGCCGGCTAATCTAGTCAAGCGGTTTCGAATCTAATTAGTTCGGATCTATCTTCCCAATCTTCTCCGGTGAGCTCTTGATGTTGCGAGCCCTGGTAGGCTCGAGCTTCCAGCCCTGCGTGCATGGCGAGTGCGTTGTAGTGGCTCGCAAGCTCATCAATGAGTTCGTTTTTATAGTTCCCGGATTCCGGGTTGAACGTGTTGGATTGAAATTTCAATGGAATCCTGGAATCTCTTTGCGGGTCCGGGCTCATGGTTGGAATGTATCCGTGCATAAGATACCGGCCTAAGAGCTCCGCGATCCCGAAAGTAAAATGGTAGTCCAGGGCTTGCGCTAAATAGTCTCCGCGATCTAAAAGCCGGTTGAGCTCATTTGCCTGGTCTGGATCCGTGTTTGCTTCCAGTTTCATGATGAAGCCCTGGGCGAGCTTGCTGGGAGTGTTTGGGAGGCTGTCGCTTGTTGGTGCTTTACCGATTCGATAATGCGTGATGATTGAATACATAGTGTCCTTTGTGATGATGGATTATTCGAATAAGCTGAGCTGCTTATTCTTGTCGTGAACAAACGTGGCCTTGCCGGGCTCACGTTCGAAGGTCATGACCGGAACATCGTCGAGGAACGACGGCTGCTCGATCGTGGAAGGAAAGATGGTGTCCGGATCCGCAATTGGCTCCGGGGTTGGTTCTAGCTCTGGTTCTGGTTTGGCTTGATCACTCCAATGATTAATTTCAATCCAGCCTTGTTTTGGTTCGTAGTTTGGACCGTGGACAACTAGAGTAGCTTTGTTTTTACATTTTCCACATCTATGCGAGCGAATGATGTTATCTTCTTCGGATATATTATACCGGTAGATATCTTTTTCTTTCTCGGTCGATTCTCTCCCGCATTCTTTGCAGACTGACCAGGCATCCGGGGTAACCCAGGTGCATGAATGACAGCGGTCTGGATCCTTGCCGAGCTCTTTCATTTTCGCTTTCCAGGCTGGACCGTGATGGGCTCCAGGTGGCAGCAGCGCGTGGGCTATTTCATGAATGATTGTTTGTTCGAGGTCGTCCGGGCTTGTCTTGAGTGTATAGTCTAAGGTTAATCCGATTTGCTTCTTGCTGTACTTGCAGACTCCAGCTCTGCGCTTTGACTTGTTATCTATGACCAGGGACCAGCCTTCGAGGCCGTGATGGTTCATGGCTTCCGTGGCCTGGATTTGCACTTCTTCCAGGGTTCTTAGTTCTGGATTCAAGAATAAATGATGTTCATTGATTCGCATGTCGTGTCCTTGGGTTTAGGGTCGCTTGCCGGCGAACTGTTTAATAGCTGACTGTTAAAGTATGGTATTATCATACAGCCAAAAATTGACTTTTCAAGATAAATCTTTACTTGGTCAATATTTAATTGTTTTAATCCATAAAACGAGCTGGGCGTAGGGCTCCAGCCGACCCGGTCAAGGGACTTGCAGTCCCTAAAAGCCCTTGTAATGATGGGATTCAAGCGATTAATGGTGATATAATATGGTTTTAGCCCTTGCGGAACCGGATCTGATCGAGTATCCGTCCAGGAAAATGATCATTCAATGAATCGCTAGGGACCAAAAATGGACCCCGGGTCAACAAAATTGGCCTCGCGCGAACCGTAGGTGGTCTCACCCCTCTTCACGGGGAGAAAAAACGCTCAATGCCCAAAACAACCACCCCATCTCCACCGAAGAAACTGCGCGTTCCCAAGATCCAGAACAAGCCGATCGAGCACCGCAATGCCACTGGCTACATACGCCCGGTAGAGACTCAGGAGTTCATCCAGAAAGCAGCCTTACTCACTCCGAAGGAGCGCGACCAGCTGTTGACACCCTCGGAGAAGGTCAAGGCNCACCANCTNAANACCCAGATCGAAGAGCAGGTACGCTCCAACCTCGGCAAGACTTCCGGGCTCGCCCTGGANAANCTGATCAAGCTCGCTTTCCATGCAGATTCAGAACATGTGAGAGCACGCTGCACGATTGACCTGTTGGACAGAGCGGGTTTCAAACCAATCGAGAAAGTACAGCACATCAAAGCACCAAGGACACCAGAGGAAGTAGAAGCAGAGCTCGCAGCAATTGTCGGGAAGGATCAGGCAGAAGTCCTGCTTGGTAAACGGAAGCTAGTGAATTAACGATGAAACGCAAAGGAACGATTTTGACACGCGAGAAGGCTCTCGAGTTCTCTTCCGGTGTTTTAACAGAGGTGGCAACTGGCGAAGCGGATTTTCATCCTTTATTCAAAACTGGAGTCGAATACGAATATGCACGTAATCCAGTGAAAGAGATCGATATAACGGAAGCGGTGAAGGAGGCAGAGGAATATAGGACTCAGCTGAACATGGGCCGAAAGAATAAGTTTAGTTACTGGCGACATCTAAACCCTGAGAGTGGTGCAAGCCTATCAGACACCGGTTTGAATTATGCTGGACCTATGTACCAAAGAAAGCTCGGCAAACCATCCGACCGATCCCGTCGATTCAACTATGAGGATCTGACTGAAGAGCAAGCAGAGAAGGAACTAGGACGGGTTCTTCAAGGGATTGAGAAGCAGAACTTTTGGGAGAATAAGACAGATAATTTAAGAACCTGGATTAAAGTCAAGAAAGCGCAACTTTACAACAAACGGAGGTGATATGCCTAGCTGGAAGAGACCATCAGGGAAAAAGATCAAGCTCACGAATCCGGAGCTCAAGAAGACAGTCGAAGTCGTTGAGAACTCAGATGAGCATCGGATGCTCACCGGGCATGGTTACCTCGTCAAGAAAGCGGGCCGTCCGAAGAAGGAGGATTGAATGGCTGACGGGTGGCCTGTTCTGCGATATGATGACCACGAATATGAGTTAGCTCATGCTGATGATCACAGTGACCCTCTTGTGTGTGTGTTGAGTGAAAGTATCGATATGCAGATGATTATTGAACAAGGGTTGAATCAGGAAGAAGAAATTTACAAGCATCGATTGGATACCAAAGAGCTTCAGGATAGTCTCGAGATGGTGGGCTTGCACCCGATCATGGTTGATGAAAATACAGATTTCAATTCACCGGAGTTCCGAAAACTAGGAAGATTGAATGCCGGGAACTAATTCTCAGATATGATTACCCTCTTGTGTGTGTGTGAATGGAAGCCTTATTAGAAAATGATCAAGTCCGTGACCAGGTCGTCGATCTGCTGAGTGAGCATGTCGAGATCCTGGAGACGAATCAGTTACAGGCTTATTCGCCTTATGACTATCAGCGTAAGTTCCATGCCGGGAAAGATGAGGAGGGAAACACTGCGAGACAGCGGATGCTCATGGCAGGAAACAAGACGGGCAAGACCTATTGTGGAGCGATGGAACTGAGTTATCATCTCACCGGCCTTTATCCTGAGTGGTGGGAGGGTTTGAAGTTCGAGAAACCGATCAAGGCATGGGCAGCAGGAAACACATCGAACAACACGCGAGACATCGTGCAGAGTGAACTGATCGGAGAACCAGGAGACCCGGAGGAGTTCGGAAAAGGATCAATCCCGAAGCATCTGATTGTTTCAACAGAGAGACAGCCTGGAGTCCCGAATGCAGTCGCTCAAGTAGTGGTGAAGCACATCTCCGGAAGGAACTCGAAGCTACAGTTGAAGTCTTATGAACAAGGGAAGACAGCCTGGATGGGAACAGCGATTCAATGCTGCTGGTTAGACGAGGAGCCTCCACAGGACATCTACTCTCAGGCTCTCAGAGCATCTTTGAAAACAGGAGGATTGGTTTATATGACCTTCACTCCAGAGAGTGGCCTGACTGATGTCTGTGCAAGCTTCATGAATCAGTTGAAACCAAACCAGGCTCTCTATCGGGCGACCTGGGATGATGCACCACACTTGTCGAAGGAGATCAAGGATGAGATTCTGGCAGCACTTCCTCCGCATGAAAGAGAAATGCGCTCAAAAGGTATCCCTGTCCTGGGATCTGGTCTGGTATTCCCGGTTCCAGAAGATCAGATCNCGGTNCCTCCGTTTTCCATCCCTCAACACTGGGGGAGGATCTGTGCAATCGATTTCGGCTACGATCATCCGACTGCAATCATCTGGCTCGCGCATGATAGGGATTCTGATGCGGTTTTTCTTTACGACTGTTACCGGGTCGCTGGCAACACTCCGGTCATTCATGCACAGGCAATCAAGGATCGTGGCTCCTGGATCCCGTGTGCGTGGCCTCAT